GGGTTGGAACCTGGCTGTTTCAACAAGTCAATCAGAACAGAAGGAAAATAAAGATGACTAATGATTTCGAAACCAAACTAGCAGATCTTGTATGGACTCTAATCGAACCCAAGATCGACCAGAAACTCGCACAGTTCCGTGATGACATCGGTTCTGACGACAGCTTCGGGATGACCGACGACTACCTCGCTAACCAGATCGCAGAGTGGATGCGGTATAACTTCGACTTGGGCGACTACCATTTCGACATCACCGATTACTCACACGAGATCGACGGTATGATCGACGTTCAACTTCAGTATCAAGCCGAGGACGGCGAACTGAAAGAGTGGCTCGATAACAACCACGAGAAGTTCGAGGACAGAGTTCTCAACGTACTTCGCACTAACACGATCCGGATCGAGATCTAATGTTAGTTGAGATCGTACCGCACAGTGGAATGATTGTGCTGTCCGAAATCGTCGGTGGGTCTCTCATGACCCGCCGATACATCGGATACACTAAACAAGAAGCAATTCAACAATTCAGACAGGATATAGAAGATGAGAAGAGAGACATCCAAGATAATGAACGCGTTCTATCGTGGTCTACCAGCTAAAGCAGCACGGACACACACAGATGGTCAGACCGTCTGGCTACACAACAACCGCATCGCATGGCGCGACAATGCTGACATCTACTTCACACTCGCAGGTTGGCCTACAACCACAACACGCGAACGCATCAACGGTATGCTCTCAACATTCGGTTGGGGTCGTTGGGGTGTCAGCCAACGCAATCACGAACAGTGGCTCGTGCATCATGCCGAAAAGGTGACAGAGATTGGTGACAGCGAAGTCATCAGCTTCATGACACTGCGCAATTTCGAGGACGAGTATGGCCTCACATCTTGGACAGACAGCAAATGGGAACTAATCAAATGACTGTAAGACCAACCAGACAAGTAACAGAGCAGTGGGCTGACGGCCCACGCACCATCACCGTTGTCGATTGCGGCTGCGGTACAGAAGTTTATTGCGACAGCAGTTGGGCAAATGAATGCTTTAGCTGCGGTACAGAATACAACGGGGGTGGGCAGATGCTCGCCCCTCGATCACAATGGGGTGAAGAAACAGGAGAGGTGTTCTAATGACAATAGGTGGATTCACATTAATGGACAGCGGCTTTGGTCTGTCCGTCACAGAGTATGAAGCAGGTTGGTCGTTCTGGTTACAGGGCGACGACGCTCAACAGTTCCGCGATGAGTGGAAACAATGGAAAGAGCATCGGGACAATGACTTCCGACAGTTCTTATCCGAACACGACTACGACTCACTGTTTCAATAAGGTAGAAGGTAAGAGGCAGAGGGCTTCGGCTCTCTGCCTCAACTACTATCATAATGTGTCCCGCTAGTCGCGGGACGCTGTCAGTTTAAAATGAATCTCGCTAGTCGCTCGATAAATATAGTTTAAACGGAGCCTCCTTCGTCGGCACAGGTTTAGTGGTGCTCGGCTCCCTCGTTCCTCGGTCGCCTCGCGGGTAAAAATGCGCGCGTGGGGCCGCAGGGCCGCAGGCCATGGTCAAGGTTCGATGCCCAATATACGAGCCGCGTGGGGCCGCAGGGCCTCAACCGCCTCCTTCACGCTCCGATAACCGTGGCCCTCGGTCCCATTTACTCCTTTTTCAAGTAAATCGGGTCCTTTTTCTCCTCCAAACGAATAAACCAACCCCGTAGAGGGGGCCTTTACCAAGAAAAAACTCGCCCCGCCTCGGGCATAATATGCCATATGCCACGCGATTTGATGAGGCGATACTAAAACTGCGTTACTTTTGGCTACTTTCAATTCTATCCAAAAGGGTACACCATCGGCAACAACGTGTACATCAGGTACACCGCCGCCGTGCTTGTTCTCAATTCGGGTCGCGAACCACTTCTTCGGTAGAGTATTCCGTATCGTGTTCCAAAAGTTCGCCTCGGGTCCCTTGCTCATCTGGGGTCACATCCTTGTAATCTGCCTCGATCTGAAACGCCTGTGGGTATTGCTTTTGCAGCGCAGCAAGTCGGGCCGTGATCTCGTCCCTCGATAGCTGATCGATTGTATTGATTGTTTCACGCCTATCGATGGTCAGACCACCCAAGGCCGAGCGGATCTTTTCCGCATTGATTGCAGCCGAAAACTGTCCTGCCTCCTCCGCACCAAGAGAAAGTTTGTGCAGCCGCTCAAGCTGACCGATCTGGGTCACGCCGTACCGCCGCTCTCGCTCCTCGCGTAGCTCCTGAATATACTCCAGAACATGAGGATAATCTCGCCCATTCAAAAGAACAGATGCTTGCTTGGATGCCAGATCAGGAGCATACCCTGCCTTTCGAGCGCACTCCGCATTGCTATAGATGCCCTCGACAATGTGCTGTGCAAAAGTCATCTGCCGATTAGTGAGCATTCGCCCGTGTTCTTCTTCGATCTTCTGCTTGATGGATGCCATATCAACCTCCGCTTGATGGCAACAAACGTACAACAAGTGCTTTTGCGTTTCAACCGAACAAGTGTAAACACCTCGTTTACAACACCGTAAACAGGCGTATATCAAAAAACCAAAGTGTAAACATTTTTCGAAGCGGCCTCAAACAAACAACAAGCAGTCCCTATAAATCTCGAAAACAGGTGTAAACAAAAAGGCCGTTTTGTAAACAGGTGTAAACAGGTGGAGCTATATAAATAAGGGGTTGTTTACACGGTTTACGTTGTAACGCTCGAAAAAAAATATTTTTAGGCAGTTTATAAATCTCAGGATTTGCATCTATATAGTAAACTTCGGAAGAAAATCTCTTGACTATCTGCGCCACTTGCGTGTAGTCTACAAGTATTCAACAACTACTTAATACGCTAATACGGAGGATATCATGGCATATAATGGTTGGACTAATAAAGAAACGTGGCTCGTGAACCTATGGTTGGGCGACATGTTTACCGTGGACCAAGAAGCGGGGATCGAGATCACTGCTGATTACATCGAGCAAACCGTTGACGATATGGTTGATCAAGCGATGGACCAAGAAGCGGGAAACTTTAACGGTTTCGTCAAGGACCTATTGAACTGTGCTTTGGGTGAGATCGATTATCATGAGATAGCGGAGCATTATGACGAGGAGGTAATTGAGAATGCCTAATCATTGTTATCAGCAAGTTCACATTTACGGTCCAAGGTTCTTGGTCAAAGAACTGTATGATCATCTAACCAAGGCTGACCCAGAGTTTTGCCAAGTGATTAAGCCGATGCCGTTTGAGCAATGGCTTGCTCCTGCGACTAGGCTCATGGGCTACGAGGTCGAGGGTTGGTATGACTGGCGAGTTACGAACTGGGGCACAAAGTGGGACGTTGTTGACGTTGACATCACGCAGCCGTTGACGATCCACGATGACGAGGACCAAGAGCCGAGCAGCATGAACGCCTCGTTCTCGTTCAACTGTTGGACTGCGTGGTCCCCGCCTATTCCTGTTTGGGACAAGCTGCATGAGATGGGGATCAGCGTTGACGCTGACTATCAGGACGAGGGCATGATGTTCGAGGGCCGTTATGTAAATGGCGAGGACAAGTGTTGGGAGCCTGAGATCGAAGAAGAGGAGGACGCGTAATGGATAGGGCGTTGTTTATACAATCACTCGAGCATTGGGCCAAGATGTTTCGATTGGAGCTTTTGTCTGATGAGTTTGCGCAAGATATTGCGCAAGTTTTGGAGGACAAGGCGCGTGAGTTGAGATTGGAGGAGGAAGAATGATGGATATGCAGAAGTATTACAGCCAGTTGGTTGGAGCGAAGATCATTGGGTTTCGGTTTGTCGAGGACGAGGATGCGTTGGAGCCGTTCCCTGTGTTTACGTTGCGGTTGGGCGGACAGACTGTTGAGATGTCTTTGTCGATGGACGAAGAGGGCAACGGCGGCGGGTTCGCGTTTATTGAGGAGGCGGAAGATGCGTGAAGGATTGAAGCAAGACATCGAGGGTCTGTTGGAGAATTATCTTGGAGACTTGGAGTATTGGTGTTCGACCATGGAGGTTGACAACATCAACTTTGTGACGGCGGGGACGCCATCGTTTGAGGATATCGAGGATGCGAATGCGCATCGTGTGATGGTCAAGGCAGTATTGAAGGAGTTGCGTGATGTCTGATCGTGAGATGGAAGATATGTTGGACGAGATATTCCGCAAGGTATTCGGGGAGAATTGGTGATGGGTAAGATGAAAGAGTTGTTAATGGAGTTGCAAGAGACGCCGATTATGGTGCCATGTCCTGATTGTCATGGGTACTGCACTGTTGAGGTTGAGTTCGCTCGGCCTCACGGCCCTGATCGTGACGTTGGATACTTGGACACGAGGACCGAGGTCTGTGAAACGTGCAGCGGTGACGGGGAGTTCGAGCGGCTGTGTGATTGCGGTGCGCCTGTGACTATGATCATGGGCGAGGATGCAGAGGTATGTATGGAGTGTGCAGATGGCTCTTAAAAAGTTTATAGCAGGTAAACCCAATCGAGTTCAGGTCGATGGAAAAACATTGGCGGAGCGGATTAGTTTAACGTCAAATGGAAACTTTACGATGTCTGGTCGGGGCCATGGTCGCAAGACACCACATGGTCGTTACAATTCGGATGTTACGCGTGGTTTTGGTGGGCCGAAAACTAAGAAGCAAGACATGCTATACTTTGTGCGGGACAGGGTGAAGAAGTACCGCAGCCATGCCAACATGGAAACGCCTTCGGGATATGAGACGTATGAGTGGGCCAACCTAATGGTTCACGAGTTTCAGTATTTCGATTGCAGCCTGATTTATCAGTATGCGTATGACAACGTGTTCAACGTATTCCCTGACGAAGATGTGCCACCGTCGATGGACGTAATCTTACCTGCGGACAAATGCGGGTTTTATTTTCAGGACATGAACGATCTGTTAGACAACGGCGATTACAGGGACGAGGTCAAGGAGTCGATGTTTCTGTGTATCCCTGATCAAAAGACTGGGGACTTGGACATTGATCGTAGAATTTTCCGCCTTTTCTGGTTGGGTCCACAAGACCCAAGACTTGCCGGAACTCACATGCCTGTGCCTGAAGAGTTTGCTAGAGTTGACTCGGTCAGTGGCGCGATTGAAATGATAAGTGACGAAGAATACGGGCGAGACAAAGACATACACTTTTTGTTTGGTATGTTTGCTAAAATTGTGTGTGTTGTTTTACAGACTATCAACCAACCAAGGTTCGTGGTCCAAGCAAAGCGGGACGTTAGCCTAGTCAAGCGGCAGTCTTTCAAGAAAGCTACTGGTAAGTTTACGCCTGACAGTTGGAACATGGTGGCGTGGAACGTGGACAAACCAGTCAAAGCCAAGCACTACGAAGAGGGGACAGGGGGCCGACAGGCTTTGCACTTCCGCCGTGGTCATTGGCGCAAGGCTGAAGAGGGATGGGAGCGGTCACGTTGGAGCGAGACACGCAATCGTTGGGAGCAGTACATTCATGGGTACGAAGCGGGACACCCTGCGTTTGGGGTCAAGAAGAGTTATCATTTACCAAGGAAGGAACCAGTATGATTGATGATCGGATATGTATATTTTATGTGGCTGACAGGTTGCAGGAAATTGTTGACGGCGACGAAACGCCTGAAGATTTCTTGAGCGAACTGAACCACAACATCGGGGTTAATGCTCGGTGGAAGCGCAACAACCCAGATGCGTTGGTCGCGGACCTGCCACCCATCGATCCACCCAAGAAGAGAGGGAGGCCACGGACATGAAAACCTACGAAGTAATATGCGAGGGCGTGGTGCAGAGGTTGGTGTTGGTTGAAGCGACCAACGCCGCCGATGCGGCGAAGGCTGCGCGTGAAGAGTTTTGTGCCTTAACGGGCGCAGAGAAGGAGGGCATTGCGATCCTCGATATCTATAGTGAACCAGTAGAACTGAAGGAGGTTAGAGATGAATAGCTTGGACACGAGCATGGAGGCGGAGCCAGAAGAACAACGCCGCAGCGTTTTGCATAAGTATATCTACACCATACTGCAATCGGCAGGGGACGAGGGGATGATTAGTGACGAGGTCCGAGAACAGATGGCGGCACGATACAATGTGCATTCGTACTCAAGCACTACGGCACGATTTAAAGAGATGTATGATCGTGGTATGATTGACTACATTGGCAAGCGCAAAGGGCGTAGCAATAGAAACCAAAGAATCATGGTAGCAAAGAAGGAGTGGACAAATGTTCAAGAAGATATGGAATAGAATACGAGTAAAGCGCGGCGACAACCAGAAG